TTGTTAGTACACTTTTAATTGACTCAGTTGCAACTGCTTCATTTATGTTTTCAACTGTCTCATTAAGCATGTAGCCGTTTTCACCTACTACTCGAAGACTTAAAATATCAGAATGCATTAAAAACCCTTTTCTAATATATATTCGTTCAGGAATAAAAAAACCCGGGACAAAGCCCGGGTTAAAAAATGTTTTAAATAATCTTTTATTTTTTATGTTAACTCATTAAATCAGAGAATGCGTCATCTAGATTTGAATATGATGTGTCACCATCGTCATCTGATTTACTACTATTAGTCTGCTTACTACCAGACCAATCCGAACCTTCACTTTCAACTTCATCACCTGTGAGCCAGTTATTAATGATGTTACTCAATTCGTCATATGACTTGGTTTGGAAAATATTGTTAATGTCTGGGATATTATCTACCCATTCTTTAGCTTGTTTTCCATTCTTTGAAAGTGGTGAAGACTTACGCTTAGGCAATACTTCTGTCTTTGCCCACTGTTGGCCAGGTGGCTTTGTACATTTTACCTTTACATCTGTTCCTGTTTTCAGGTCCGTGATATCACCATAATCTTCGTCCATCATCAATGAAAGTAGTGCTTGATATACCAGTTTTCCAAACGACCAGATTCTTACGCCTTCAGATTCTTCGCCACGAACAATTACTGGTGCGTATACGCGCATTTTTGGATACAACTTCTTTGCCATTTCATAGCTTTCTTTTGTTCCTTCACTACGCAATTTATCAATCAACTCTTGAATTGGATCACGCTTACCAAACTGGCTAGGTGCCAATAGGCCACGTTGTCCTGGGATGTTGTAGTAGAACATCAATTCTTTAAATGGTTGACCGTCATTATCTGGAAATGAAAGAAGT